CAGCTTCTCTATGACAAGGCAGGCGTGTTGGGTGGGCTCACGGTCGGCGGCGACGCGACGCTGAATACCTCGACAGGCGCGCTGACTGTCACAGAGACCAATGGGACGCCATTCGGCGCGCTGGCGACGCTAACGCCTGGAAATGGTGTCCCCACGGCGCTTCAAGAAAATTGGTTTCCGACCAACACCGGCTCATTCGCCATCGGCAATGCCGCAGGGACGGCTATCGCGGCACTCGGAACCTATCAGTATGACACGGTCGTCGGTTATGGTGCGTTGTCGAGCGCTAGCCTCACATCAAGCGCCACCAATCTCACCGTGTTCGGCGCGTATGCGATGCAGTATAACACAACCGGCAATCAAAACGATGCCTTTGGTGGCGATGCGCTAAAGCAAAACACTACCGGGAGCGCCAATTCGGCATTCGGTGAATTCTCACTCCAGCTTAACACAACAGGAAGCGGAAATACGGCGCTAGGTGCTTACTCGTTGTATAACGCGACGACTGCCGCGTACAATCTTGCGCTCGGGCTCGATGCCGGGCACGCACTTACCACTGGCAGCTACAATGTCCTGATTGGATATAATACCGGCGGGACTACGCTCAAAACCGGGTCGAACAACATCCTGATCTGCACCGGAGCGACGCTATGCGACACTGCTGCGGCGGGAACCTCGGACACGCTTGGGATTTTCGATGGTTCAACCGCTTGGATGACAGGGACGGCGGGCAACACCACCAATCCGCTTCTGACGATACCGGGAACTCTGACGGTTTCAACGAGATTTAATGGCGCCGACGCCGGGTCTTGGACCAGCGCTGGCATACAAACGACGCAACTCTCAGTCCAGCCAGCGTCAGGTAATGGCAATTTCTACCTCAAAAATGGCAGCGCCGCGCAAACGTGGGACATGGTCGCCAGTAGTGGCACGAATGGGACATGGAACTTGTACGACTCGTCCAACGCCAATACGGCCATTTCCGTCGCGGGCAATACCGAGGCCGCGACATTCTTCGGCCCGATCATCGCCTCGGCCGGGTTGAAATATACCAACCTCGCGGTCTCAGCAACTGCGCCGACGTTTACGTCAGGGGCGTGCGCCGGCGCAATCGGAACCGCCAACGGCACGGCGGCGTTTACGTTTACGACCGGGAGCGGCTCGTGCGGCAATACCGCGACGATTGGAATGCCTGCGGCGACGACGGGATGGGTCTGCGACGCCTTCGACGAAGCGATTGCTGGCGGCTCGCTCATCAAAGAAACGTCTGATTCACCGACGCAAGTTGTTCTTACGACGTACACGATCGGGACTACCCCCGCGGCTGGCCCATTCACAGCCAGCCACACGGTAAAAGTCAAATGCGCCGCGTACTGACGCTTGGGTTTACGGAGGCTAAGTGACCACGACCTCGAACGCTATCGCCAATCGGGCACTCAACCTCATGGGCGGCAACCTGCCGCCTGTCCAGGGAAACGCGCCCTCGTTCGACTCGTCGGCCGCTGGCGTGGCGCTGCAATCGCTCTACGCGCCAGCCGTCCAGACGGTGCTCAAGCAATACGGCTTCGATTTCACCCGCAACGTGTTCACCCTGTCGCTCACCGGCAACACGGCGCCGATGGGCTTCGCGTTCGAATACGCCTATCCGGCCGCCGCGATCGAGATTTGGCAGATCCAGCCGGCCACGCTGGCCGACGTCAACAACCCGCTGCCGCAGAACTGGATGATCGGCAACACGCTCGTCAGCGGGACGCAGACGAAGGTCATCTGGTCGAACCTCGCCTCCGCCGAGGCCGTCCTCAACAACGCCCCGATCGAGGCGACATGGGATGTCGAGGTCAGTGAAGCCGTCTCGCGCTTGCTGGCGTCCGAACTGGCGATGGCGCTGTTCGGCAAGCCTGACGCCTCGCAGGCGCTCCTCGAAAGCGGTGGCTCCTTCGAAACCCTTGCTGAAACGAGGAACGGCTGATGGTCGCGTCCGTCTCCACGCCTACCGACCTTGTGAACCTTTCGCTCGTCCGCGTCGGCTACAAAAAGTCGATCGGCTCGCTTTATGACGGCTCTGAGGCGGCAAAAATTGCGCTTCGGGTGTATTCGCAGACGCGCGACGAGCTCCTGCGCCAGAACGACTTCGACTTCGCCGAGCGCACCGCGACGATGACGCTGCTCAAGCAAGCGCCGGCGGGCGGCTACGTGCCGCCGATGACATGGTCCAATATCTATCCGCCGCAGGGCTACCTGTTCGAGTACGCCTATCCCGATGATTGTTTGAAGGTCCGCGCGATCAAGCCGCAGCCGATCTTCCTCTTGGAGTTCGACCCGCAGCCCGTCGTCTACACGACCGCCAACGACGCCACGTTCACCCCGCCGCAGATGGTCATCCTCTGCAATGTCCAGAACGCGATCATGACCTACACGGCGCAGATCACCGACCTGACGGCCTGGGACACCGACACCATCGAGGCGTTCGCGGGCGCACTGGGTCGCCGCTTGGCCCCGGCGCTCGTCGGGCTCAACGCCGCCAAGCTGGCCGTCGAGGACGAGCAGGCTTCGTTCGCCGTCGCCGAGAAAGAACAGGGGTGATCCGTGTCGCTTCCCGCAGACATCGCCAATCAGTCACTGGACGCCGCCGGATTCGACTTCACGATCGGCGACCTGGCTGAGGGCACGAAGCCGGCCCAAGTGCTGCTGCGCGCCTACAGCCAGTGCCTGCGGCAGTTGCTGCGCGCGGTCCACTGGAACTTCGCTCGCAAGCAGGCCCCGCTCACGCTGCTCGCTGACGCGACAGGGCAGACCGCGGGCGTCGCCTCGAATGCAATACCTCCTTTTACTTATGAATATGCCTATCCCGATGACTGCATGAAGGCTCGCTTCGTGCCGTGGGGCCCGCAATGCGCTGCGTCGGCCGCTCCCGCCGGCAACTCGGTGCCGTCGAACCCGTCATCGCCGCTCATGGGCGGCTTGAACGCCATCGTCGCCGGCGCCGCGCTGCGCCCCGCGCGTTTCCTCGAAGCGATGGACGTGAACTTTCCCCCGGCGCCCGGGCAGTTGACGTGGGCCGTCCAGGGCATTTCGCCGCAGGGGCGCACCGTCATCCTGACGAACGTCCAGAATGCGAACCTCGTCTACACGGCGTTGATGAACTATCCGTCGAATTGGGATCCGCAGTTCCGCGCCGCGTTCGTCGCGTTCCTCGCCTCCGAGGTCGCGTTCGTGCTGTGGTCGTCCAAGGGACAGGCCAAGTTTGGGATGCAGGTGCGCGACCAGCAGATGAAGATCGCCGCGGCGAAGATCATGCAGGCGCGCATGACGGACGGGAATGAGGGCTGGCACAACGCCGACTTCACGCCCGACTGGATGCGTTTCCGCAACGCTGGCGGCTCGATGCGCAGCGACAATGGCTGGGGCGGAGGTGGCTCCGGCATCCTCTACGGCGGCTGCGATGCGTGCTGCGGTGTCGGCGGCACCGGCAACACGGGGGCCTACTGATGGCCGTCCCGTTCGGAAAACATTCGTTCACGGTCGGGGAAATCTCGCCGGCCATGCTCGGTCGCCAGGACACCGACCGCTATGCGGCGGCATGCTCGACTGCGAGAAACTTCCTGATTTCGTATGCGGGCCCGTTGTTGAGCCGCGCGGGGACCGCGTTCGTCGGCTTTTCGAAGCAGACCGGGCGTAATGTCCCGCCGCGATTGATCGATTTCCAGTTCAGCAACAACCAAGGGCTCGCGCTGGAATTCGGTAATTATTACATGCGCGCGATCTCGAACGGCGCCTATGTGACCGAAACGCCGTCCTCGATCGTCGGGATTACGCAGGCGAACCCGGCGGTTGTGACAATCGCGGCGGCCAGCGTGGCGAGCGCGACCGCGAACAACGGCTCCGTATCGGCCTCCTACAAGGCAGGCGATACGATCACACTGGCGGGTGGCACATCGACTTCGCCCGGCGTGCTGACGGTCGGGACGACGCAACTCGCCTCGCTCGCGATCAACAGTCCCGGCAACATATCCCCGTTGAGCACTTATTATTTTGGTTACGGTCCTGGGGACACAATCACCCTAGCGTGCGCTGGAACCTTTTCCACCCCGGCGTCTCTGGTTGTCTCCGCGACGAAAGTTCTCGGCGTAAATATCGTCTTAGGGGCTTGGCAGGGTTCTGGGGGAACCCCTGGGACCGCAACAGTAACCGGAACTACTGGCGCAGGTACGCAGTTTACTGCGAATGTTACGATCAGTTCGTCAGGGCATATAATCGCTATAAATTCGTTCACTCCCGGAAACTATACGTCAATGCCTCAGCAATATGGCTCATACAACTATGGAAACTATGCGTATATACCCGTTACCGGCGCTGGATTAACCGGCGCGCAACTTTGCGTCTCGATGGGCATTGCCTCAGTTTCTATCCTCAACACCGGCTCCTTTACGGCGAACGCCTTCGGCGGGGCCTTCACGCAATCCTCGACGTCCGGCAACGGATCGGGCGCGACGTTCAACAGCGCCTTGTTCGGGCCGAATGCGCTCACAGTCTCGACTCCTGGAAATTATTCGGTCTTTCCGACGAGCCCGGCCTCGCAAGCGTCGACGTCGGGCTCAGGCGCTGGCGCGACGTTCACGCTGGGAGAGCAGTCGATCTCCTACAACACGGGCGACTGGCTCTATCTTTCCGGCATTGGCGGCATGGGGCTGCTGAACGGCGAGACATTCGTCGCCACGCAGCTGACTTCTACGACCTATTCGTTGCAGGACGTCTACGGCAACAACATCGACTCGACCGCGTTTGGCGCCTACACTTCGGGAGGTTCGGCCGCCCGCATCTACACGTTGCCGACCGTCTATTCCGAAAACGACTTGGCATGGCTCAAGACCGTTCAGTCTGCCGATGCGATGTCGATTTGCTGCGTCAACCAACTGACTAGCATCGAATACCCTCCGCAAGACCTCGTAAGGACGACGGACATCAATTGGGCGTTCCTGCCCGTCATCCCAGACCCGACAGTTGGGCCTCCGGCTTCGATAGGTGTGATCGCGTCCGCCACGGGCGCCGTGAGCTACGCCTATGTCGTGACGGCGGTCGCGCCAGACGGGACTGAAAGCATCGCGTCGCCGATCGCCAGCATTTCGAGCGCCGTCGACATCGCCTCGACGGCGGGCTCGCTCACCGTGAATTGGGCCGGCGTGGCGGGCGTCAACGAGTATTATGTCTACAAGGCGATCGCGGCCTATGGTGGGGCAACCGTCCCGGCGGGGAGTTTGTTCGGCTACGCCGGGCAAGCCTACGGCAACCAGCTTGTCGACTCGAACATCGTCCCTGACTTCACTCAGGTTCCGCCGACCCACGCAAATCCGTTTGCCCCGGGGCAACTCCTCGACGTGCAGATGGGGGTGATCGGGGTCGGATACCGTCAAGCCACGGTCGGCTATACGATTTCGTCGGCAACCGGCTCTGGCGCGGTGCTGCAACCCATCGTGGTCAACGGCGCAATTGTCGCGTGCCTCATTCTCGACCCCGGCAAGAACTATCAGCCCGGTGACACGATCGCGTTTTCGTCGCAAGGGTCGGGGTCCGGCGCAGTTGCTACGGCTGTGGTGACGCCAGCGAGTACGACAGATGGCGGTTCGCTTGGCCCTGTGACCGTCTCGAACGGCGGCGCGAATTACGTCAACCCAACGGCGACTATCCCCCCGAGTTTTGGTGTCCAGGCGACATTCTTCCCGCCCGTCCTTGGGCCTGGGGGTGTCATAACGGCGATCTATGTCAACAATCCAGGGACGCTCTATGCCTCGGATACGCTGACCATCACGGATTCCGTCCCGGCGGGCAGCGGCGCGACCGCGACGTTGAATATCGGGCCGCAGACCGGCGTCAATCCGTCCGTCCCTGCTTATTTCCAGGAACGGCGAGGCTACGCGAACTCGCTCAACAACCCCGACACCTATTGGTTCTCGCAGCCTGGGGCGTTCACCAACTTCGACGTCCGCAACCCGACAATCGCCTCCGACGCAATCTTTGGATCGCCGTGGGCGGTGCAGGTCAACGGCGTGCAGTGGATGATCCAGACATCGGGCGGTCTCATGGTGATGACGGGCTTGCGTGCGTGGATGCTCGTCGGCGCCGGCTCGTTCGCGACGAACGTCCAGCCGATCTCTCCTTCGCAGCAGAACGACGTCCCGCAGTCATTCTCTGGCGTTTCGGCTCTCATCGAACCCCTGCTCGTCAATTACGATGTGCTCTATGCCGACCCGAACAGCGTCTATTATTACGATCTGCCCTATCAGCTCTACGCGCTGTCCGAGCCGCTCGACCTGACGGACGTCAGCGCGCATTTGTTTGACGGCTACACCGTCGTCGCCAACGCCTATTGCGAGAAGCCCTACCGTCTCATCTGGTCGGTGCGCTCGGATGGCGCGCTACTCTCGCTGACCTATTACAAGACGCAGAAGGTGCAGGGCTGGACGCGCCACGACACGCAGGGCCTGTTCGTCGGCGTGTGCGCGGTGACAGAACCCCCGGTCAACGCCGCCTATTTCGCGACGCAGCGCTTCATCAACGGCAACAACGCCTACATGATCGAGCGCATGGACAACCGGCTGTGGTCGGACGTCGAGTCGACGTGGTGCGTCGATTGCGGTCTCGCCTATGGGCAGCCGGCGCCGGCGGCGACGCTCACGCTCTCGTCGGCAACCGGGCTCGGCGCGCTGACGGGCGCGACGGGCATCGTCGGTGGCTTAGGCTATTCCTCGGCGGCCTACGGGACTGTCGTCGATCAGTTCCAAGGTCCGGGCTCGGGCGCTGTCCCGACGCTGACCTTCGCGGTCGGCGCGCTGACCGACGTGACTTTCGCCGGTGGCAGCCAGGGCGTGGGTTACACGCAGCCCGAGCTCGTCATCTTCGATCCCGCGGGCAGCGCTGGCGGCGACGGCGCGAGCGCGGCGCTGACGCTCAACAACGAGGCGACCTTGAACGCGTCGGCGGCTGTGTTCTCGGCAGGCAGCGTCGGCTCGTTTGTGCGGGCAGGCGGCGGCATTGCTGTCATCACGGCCTACGTCAGCACGACGCAGGTCACGGCAAATGTGCTCACGCCGTTCCCGACCATCCCCAACACGTCCCTCCCGGTCAGCTTCGCCGCCGGCGACTGGACGATGACAACGCCGACGTCGACCCTCTCCGGACTGCGCCACCTTGCCGGCGCGACCGTGACGGGCCTCGCCGACGGCAACGTGATCCCGCCGACCGTCGTCTCTGCTTCCGGGACCATCACGCTTTCGACGCCGGCGAGCGCGATCACCGTGGGCCTTGGGTTCCAAGCGCAGTTCCAGGACGTCCCGATCGACCTCGGCAACCCGACGCAGCAGGCGCAGCGCAAGAAGATCGCCGCGGCCAGCGTGCGCCTGTCGGCCTCGCGCGGCGTCAAGGTCGGTGCGAACCAGCAGGACGGCTCGACGCTGTCGCCGACGCAGGTGTCTACGGTCTGGAACAACATGCAGACGGCGCCCGACGCCGGTCCTGGTGCGCCGAACTTCCCGCCCGCGCCCTACAACGCGCTCGCGACGCCGCTGCGCACCGGGGATGTCCGCGTCCCCCTGATGGACGGCATGGACACGACGGGGCAGGTCTGCGTGCAGCAGGACAACCCCCTGCCATGCAACATCGTGGCGATCTACAGCGAGATCCTGAGCGGCGACACGCCGTCCATGCAGGCGGCTCCGAAGCAGCAGCGCGGCCAGCGATGAGCCCGCGCTTCGAGATCATCGAGGCCAAGCCGTTTCACTGCGGCGCGATGTCGCGGCTGTTGCGGCGCGACCACGCCGCGTTGCTCGAACGCCGCCGCGACAATATCCACCGGGAATTGCGCGCCTGCTTCGATCAGAGCGCGTTCCGGCGCGCTTGGCTGATCGACGGGCGGCTCGCCGCGCTCGGCGGCGTGACGGGGACCGAACTGAGCGCCGACGGAATGCTCTGGCTCGCGCTCACCCAGGGGGCGACGCGCCACCCGAAAGCGATTGTCGTCGAAGCGCGCCGGCAACTCGACGGATTGATGCAGGTCAAGCGGCGGCTTTCGGCCGCGATCTTCGGCGATGACGACGCAGCGGCGCGGCTGGCGATCTTCCTCGGCTTCACGGTCGACGGCGCGTCATCCCCTGCGCCGGCGGCCAGTCGTGCAGGACGGCGATTGCTCGAACGCGAGGTAAAATGTAACGCCGATCTACGTTCGCCTTTGGGAGCGTCTTTCGTGACGCACATGCACTACGAGGAGTCCTCCTAATGGCGTTCATTGCCGCCGCGCTCCCTGCCCTCTCGGCGATTGGCGCCGTTGCCGGCGCCGCCGGGACCGTCATGGGCGGTATGGCGCAGAGCCAAGCCGCATCCTACCAAGCCGCCATCGCGCAGAACAACGCGACGACCGCGCAGCAAAATGC